GTTAAGAGTTGCAATAGCTTTCTCCATCAGCAGCTTTGTCTGCTCTTGTCGCCCATCTGCTACAAGTGCAATGATTTCGTCGTGGAACTGCCCGATAGTCTGGACACCATTACGTCTACAGAGTGCTACCCAATTATCGAAGCAGAACACCCCGGTGGATTGGTTGAGGGTAGAGAACTTGTCCTTGTCACTACGAAGACTGTGGTAGTACCCACTGACAGGGTTCTTGAGCCACTTCTTACCGTTCTTTTCCCTCGGGTACATGCTGTCCGCCAACTTAGGGATAGCCCAGTTGCGATCCCAGAAGGCTTCCAGCAGCTTCTTAGACTCTTTGACTGACAGACCTGTGGTGCGACTGAGCTTAGTAGCCCCTACACCGTAGGTAGCAGAGTAGTTCACCACCTTGTAGTTCTTACGCAGTGCCTTGAGACTTATCTCGCCCAAGTTGTGCTTGTCTATGTCCGCCTGAGTGATAGCTCCCGCATGTTTAGCCAAGTCAAGGTGTGGATCAAAGCCCTCACGGGACATCTCTGCAACATAATCAGGGTCCAGAGGCTGCATGTAGTGCCGCTTGGTGGTATCCTCAAGGCTGGTCATATCAGCACCACACAACACAAACCCCTCTGGTGCAGTGAGACAACCACGAATTTCTGAACCCCAAGGCTTGTCCACACCGGGAAGGTTGACCAATGGCTTGTAGTGCTTGAACCTCAGAGTGTTGGTAAACCCTGCAATCTCTGCCTTAAGCCAACCATCTTTGTGGCAGTCCAAGAAGCCCTTGAACACACCAAGGCGGTGGTTGATAACCGACAGACCATCCAAAATTCCCACTGAGGGGTTCTTGTCAATCAGCAGCTTTACGCTCTCACAAAGCTCAGAGCCGTCCCTGACCTGCTCTACAGTACGCTCAGAGCCATCAGGGTTCCTGTGGTACTTGAACGTAGCAGGTTGCCAGCCAAGAGAGTTAAGCCACTCCTTGACCTGATTGTTGCTGTTAGGGTTAGCACGCTCTTCCTTGTCCAGAACCTGTATGGGGCCTACTGTGGTAGAAGGGTGGCCACCAGCCCGTAGGAGGGCGTGCCACCGCTCTCCATAGACTGTAAGGCTACCATCGGCCTTGGTCATACGAGAGGGCTTCTCCACCTTCTTGTAGATCATATTCTTCGGCATAGCTTCTGCGAGTTGCTCGATTTTCTCTTCTTTGAGCGACTGAAGCTCTTCGTAGTGAGACTGAGCCTTTGCCACGTCCAACTTCCATCCCAGAGCTTCCTGCTGTCGAGCGCAGTCCATCTTGAATGACAAGTATTGAACGAAATTTTCTCGCTCCGTCTGGTCCTGATACAGCCACTCTAACTGGGCCGACAAGTCTTTGTAGAGTTTTGCGTTGATCTTCACGTCTTCGTTGCATCGGTGTGCATACTCCTCTGGGGTCAGGTTGTTCCAGTCAGTGATCTTGGGCTTGGGTACACCGTAGTCTTCCCCATAACCCTCAAGCCCGTGGCGTGGGCGGTCATGGTTAAGATACCAAGACAGAGCCAGTGTATCCACCAGCTTTGCCTCTACCTTGATACCCAGCAGCTTTTCCACTACGGGGATGTCAAAGCGGATGATGTTGTGACCCACCAAGGTCTTTGCCTGAGTGAAGAACACAGCCATGTTGAACTGGTCATGCGTATGCTGGACTACACCATTCTCATCCATCCAAGAGAGTACATGGATTTTGGTAGCCTCTTCCAATAGTCCGTCAGTCTCTATGTCAAATACTGTCATCTTCCTGCTCCTTGCAATACTTGGCTACAGCCATAAGCTCATCTGCTGTGGCATTTCCCTTGAGGGAGTTAGCCCTGTGAGATATAACCTGTACGTTGCCTTTTGTATAGCCTTTTTCTGGCACTATTCGATCTAGAGAGGGACTACCTGCCCCCGGCTGACCTCGACTTTTCTCTAGCTTAAGGCCAAGGATAGGGCAAAACTCTGGGATCACTATATCACTAAGCTCTATGTCGAAGGGAATGCCTCGGTCGTTAGATCGGCACTTAGCAGCATATAGCATAGTCTTCTCGGGGTTCATGTCCTTCCAGAGATTGCTGTAGGCTCTAAGCTGATCCCCAACCCTAGCGTACTTCTCAGAGTCCCACCTCTTCTGGTAGGCCCTCTGTTTCTCACGGTCCTTGTAAGGCATCACGCTGCATCCTGCTCAATGTCATACCAGAAGCCGAGCCAGAACTCCAAGTGTTCGTTGTAGAGATCGGAGTTCATAACTGTGAAGACAACCACGTCCCCTATGTTCACAAAGAGAGCTTGGTTATCTGTATCTACCGACGCTACTAATCCATTGCCCAGCTTTACACCGAAGGTTAAGCCGTAGGGCTTAGAGGCAGGTGATAGGCGACACTCATTGTAGTTAGTTTGCTCCAAGAACTCTAGCAACTCATCTTCATCAAAGTTGTTGTACTCCTCTACAAAGGCATCAACTAGCCCTTGGGTCTCTTCGATGGTTGCCTTCTCCGTAGCAGAAAGGCTTTCCCAATCTGCCATCATCTCTGGGTCGTCGGAAATAATCTCAGGCCAAACAGTCATCACGCAAGCTCCTTAAGGATAAATGTCTTTGGATCGAAACGCATTCTACCACCATGTCCAATCTCAGCGCAAGGTCTATTCTTCTCTACGGCCAAGAAAGTTGTATTGCGGTCATCCTCATCATCCGACTCTTTGTTACGGCTAAGGTTGACGATGACAGAGGCACGCTGTGCAATCATCTTACAATACTTAGGGTCGCCATTGTCGTTGGTGTGAGCAATAGTCACAATCCCTACGTTAAGCTCTGCTGCCAGCTTAGAGAGGCGTACAGACAGGTCAGCAAGGATTTGCTCTTTGCCGTCCTCAGTGAGGCCAGCTACAACATCTTGGATAGGCTCAAAGAAGATGAAGCGACAACCACAAGCCTCACGGAAGAAACGGATTTGCTCGATAAGGTCATCAGCACCCTGACCATCAGGAAGGTAGAACTGGTAGAAGTTCTCATCCTTGGTGAGTTCGATGATAGCCTCTTCGACTAGGGGGCCTGTATCCTCATCAATCAAGTCTCTACGGGTTACGTTGCCACCCATATGATACGACACCAACCCTAGCAGACTACGTAGCTTGGTTTCCTCAAGGTGCCAAGTCGCAAAGGGAACCTTCTGCTGCAACAAATTGTATTCAAGGTAGCGCATCACCTCGGTCTTACCAACACCTGTTGGTGCCTTGATGACAGTGAAGTGACCCTGCATCAGACCCATGATCTTGTCGTCAAGAGCTTGGATGCCAGTAGGGACATACTGGTGTTCTGGTGTGTCACGGTACAGGCTCAAGAACTGCTCACTGGTGTTGAGGATGTTCTCTGGTACAAACTTCTTTGCAGAGTACCAAGCAGACTTGAATGCCTGTCCCTGACGTGCCTCAAGGAACTCATTGGCGTCCTTGTACTTGTCGTGTGGTACACGATACACCTTGTTGGGGAACAGGTTTGCCATCTTAGCAGCGATAGCATTGCCAGCTTCGTCATTGTCTACAGACAGGATGATCTTCTCGAAGCTGTCCAACCAAGAGCCACACTTCTCCCACAAAGCCTTAGAAGGGGTGGCAGAAGGCAGGGATACTACAGGATTAGTGTAGTTGCCCTTGAGCATCTGATAGGCAGACATAGCATCTACCTCACCCTCAGTCACAGTAACGTAACGAGCAGAGCCAGCATTCCACAGGTTCATGCCGAACAACTCATCTGCTCGTAAGCCCTCTGCACTGAATGCCTTTGGGTAGTACCTGATCTTCTTACCACCAGAGGGGTAGACATACTCTTGCTTCACTGGACCATCAGCATCTGAGTAAGTCTTTACCCCGTAGAACTCCATAGTCTGTGTGGCAATACCACGATCTGCTACAAAGTTCCCACTACCAACTTGTAGACTAGTAGCTGGTCGAATGTTCTTAGGGACGTAGTTCATGTTGTTTTCCTTATCTTTGAGTGGATACTTAGCAAGCACTTCTGCTGAGTAATGCTTTCCTTTAGCTGGGTATGCTTCGTGACAACTAAAGCAGTTTCCAACCATCTTCTGTGTGTTGTAGCTGAAAGCATCAGAGCTATCACAGTGTGGGCAAGGTTGGTGTGGTATCTCAGTCATTATCTTATCCTCTAGTCATTCTGTAGTTTGTTATAAGCCCTAAATCAAACGAAGGTAAAGGGGGGCTATCTACGATTCCACTACACTTTTTAGTTTTTCCCTGATCCTGTTGTCAATCTGCAACACTCTCTGTTTGGTAATGTCGTACCTCTTGCCAATATCCACCAGAGACCACTCATCAGGGCCATACTTTAAAAGGAATATCTCGTAGTCCCGCTCTGATAGGGTATCCTTCATCAAGCCTTGTACTTGCTGTACCCACAGATAACCCTCTGTGTGACCCTCGTACAAAACCTCATCACCCTCTAGAAGGGCTGTAGAAGCTCCCAGAGCGACTTTAAGGCTATCGTAGGTATCACTGGTCATGTACTCTGTCACCGGGGCTTCAGAGCCGTTCCTGATAGCCTTAGCGTTCTCCCTAGTTTCAGAGGAGGGGGGTATGCTCAGGGGGCCTTGGCGAAGGGATATAAAGTCCTGCATCCGCTTCCGGGCTACCATCACAAAATCACCGGGGGCTATATATCCACGGGCATCGGCCTCTAGGAGGGCTACCATCCCCTCCTGCACAAGGTCATCGTACAACTCGTAACGCCGGAAGCTAGAAGCTAACCTCCGGCACAGGTCCATCTTATCTTGGGTGTTCATACATTCACTCGGCTCTCTAGGAATCCGTCTACATAGTCGCAAAGCTCACTAGAAGACATATGGATACGACCCGCAGCATCTGGGCTTGGGTGTGTCCGGCTCTTACAGTCATCAAGCATTGCCATAGCATCGTCGATGATGTCTTTGAGTACGTGTTCAATCTCGTCCATGTCTATCTCCTTGGTTAAGACCACAACAGAGTAACAGCTCAGTCAGAGGTGTCAAGTCATTTTCCCACGGTGGTCAGTCAATTTCCCTCGGGGGTCTCTCATTTTCCCACGGGGGCCTCAATTTCCCACGGGGGTCTAAGGCTCATTTTCCCACGAGGGGGTCATTTTCCCACGGGGGAGGTCACATTTATTTCGAATACCTTAAGTATTTGTCTAAAAGTTAGTACGAATTTGATGTAAATCTGATGCACGCATAAAGTACATACAAATTTAGCTAAAATACTTTAGGTTTTGAGTGCATGAGTATTTGAGTAAAATACCCAAAGTATTTAGTACAAATTTGATACAGTTTTGAGTGGCCCATAATTATGCCACAAAACCCCCAGCTCTGTCAACACACAATTTTGCATGGCAAGTATTCCGAAATTGCATGTCAATAGAAAAGATTCCTTGACAACCATTTTTGCATAGCTCCTATGACGATATTAGATATGTCCTGAGTGCATAGGTTAGCTATGCGTCTGGTGCATGTCAAGGAATACTTTTGCATAGCTCGATAACGAGTGTTTAGATAGGTGTTTAAGTCTTAGGTTGTCTAGACAGTGACAACTAGACAGGCGCAAGTTTGTTTGTTGCTTTGGTTTCTGACTCTATCGCTCAAAGGCGATGCCCGGAAAATAGCCGCTTTCAAATTATGCTTAACCCTACCCTATCTAAAATTTGATGTATAGCCCCGGAGCCATGATCTTATTGCATGGGTCTCATGCAGACTTGCATAGCTTGTGAAGTGTGTCAAATTAAGTCTTCCTATCTAAGGTTGCACCGCCCCTGCAACCAGGGCGGGAAAATGCCTGGGCAAATACTACCCATAGTAGAAATCCACGCTAGGCCGGTTTAAACGCTCACTGAGGGGCTTTGACCCTTTTCGGGCATGTTACCCCATAGAAAACGCCGTTCACGTTCGTTCTATGCTTGTTCTAGGCTTGTTCTCATGCCTTGCTCTATACTATAAAGAGTCCAAGCTATAACCTGAGTGCATGCAAGCTATGCAAAATTGACTGGTGACAAAATTTTGGCCGTCTGGCAATCTCTAACCATCGAAACAAACAAGCCAACGGGAAAAGACAAATGACTTACGACTACGGAAAATTTATCGCTGATTATGATGCTGACTTGTCTCAAGCCGTTTTGTCTGCTGATTGTGTGACTTTCCACATGCAACATGCAAAGCACCTTGTGACCCCACGAATTAGGCAAGACGTTAAGGAAGACGCACTAGAAGAGTTAGACAGACTTGAAAAGGCAGTTTCTGCCATGCGCCATAAAGTCATGGCGTTTAATCCCTAACCCATTGCGCACCTTAACCCGGTGCGCTTACATAGGCCGGCCCCTCTCTTGCCTCTCTTCTCCCAAGGCAAACTCAGGGTGTCGGTCTCTGCAAGCGCATTGCTTGGCTACCAAAACAAGGATTAGAAACAATGACTAAAATTAATATTGAATTGACGACAGACCAGATTCAAGCGCTTGGCGCTTCTCTTACGCCTAAGCCTGCCAAGCGCAAGTATACACGTACCGGCCTGACCCTTGCGCAATACCTTACCTTAATCGGCTGGAACCCTGACAACGGAACCCGGACCCATTTGGGCCATATGCTCAACCGTCTAGCACGTTCTCAAGGCGTAAAGACCGGTAAAAAGGGCGCAAATACGGTTTACCCGGTGACCCTGCTGCGTGACTTTGTGAAGGATTAAGGGCCAATGTTTAGCACGCACCAAAGAGCCATAGCAGAATTTGCCTTAAGCTCTAACGTAGGACTAGAGCGCACCTTCCGGCTTGTCTTCCTGTCTATCCGCCAACCGTTCCATCGCATGCTCGATCAAATGCAGGATGTAGACGAGAAGGGACTAGAAAGCCCATTCCTGTTTGGCTGGAAGCGTGAAGGCTTGGCTTTTGTGCGTGCTAATGCTTCAACCCTGCGTGATACGCTGAAAGCCGTTCCTGCTGGCTATGGCGATGTTGAAGCGCTGCTACAGATTGCCAGCATCAAAGGGCTAGGCTTAGTCAAGGCGGGCTTTGTGTTGCAGCTTGTGACGGGTTCTGCTGGTTGCATCGACACGCACAATATGCAGCGTTTCGGGCTTAGCGAGAAAGCCTTTAAACTGCGACCAGAACAAAGCGACGCCAATAAGCGCAAGAAGGCTCTGGCGTATCTTGACGCATGCAGGAATGCAGGGGGTTGCGAAAGCCTATGGAACGGTTGGTGCGACCACGTTGCGGCCTATCACCCAAAGCATTGGACAGACGGCGAAGCTGTGTCTACACTACACCAAACAGCAATTTTCGGGGATTATTGAAATGCTCACTTGGACTGAATTTTTCTTTACTCTTATCGTGGGAGCGTTGTTCGTGGCGTTCTTGGCTTATCAGTACGCCGGGAAAGGGTTAGGCGCATGAAACAGACAGAAAGCCCATTTTGGCGGCTATGGGTAGGCGGTGCAGTGGTTCTAACTGCATCCTACCAAGAATGTGTGGAAGCCGCTCTATCAGGTTCTAGCACTCGTTTATTCCGCATCGAAAGAATTAGACCATGACATATGACAAAAGGCACGGTGGCGCATGGGACCGTGGTAGTGCAGACAGTTACTACAGACGCCCATACAATCCACACAAATACGTCGCTGGTACGATGACAAGCGAAAAGGTTGAAAGCCTGTCAGCAAGCGACCTAGAAGCGTACAAGGCAGGTTGGCAGGATAATGAAGCGCTTGGGTGGTTCAAAGAATGGTGATGCAACAGGTGACAAGGCAAGCGCTAACGGCCAACCGCATAGCCGCAACAGTAACAGCAACCAAGCCAACGAAAATTAGCAGCTCTTACGTGTTAGATTTCAGCAATCCTAGACATGCAAAACGGGAATAGCAGCATTGCGTTTTTGCTATTGACAAGGGCTGCTGCTGTGATAATGTGTATTTAACAAAACAACAGCAGCCAAGGGATTGGAAACATGTCACGCACTAAAGCAGCACTCGAAGAACAGAAAGCAGCTTTCGCTTTTGTCGCTGGTCGATTGATCGAAGAACGGATGCTTTGGAAACAACAAGCAGAACAGTTTGAGGCAGAAAACCCGGAGGCAGAAAGCGAAATAGGGATCCCATGCCGAGATAGAGTGTATTATAATTATGTAAAATTCGTATCAGATTACCTGCTCGACCGGTCATAACTAGGACAAATCTTATCTAAATCAGGTCAAGCCTTTGTGATACATCTGTCTCGCAAGGGCTTGCACTATATGTAGTATCTAAAGTTTGAATTAAACACTAGATATGGTATGCCCTCCCGCTCAGCGAGTGTCAAGCAAAAGTTACACACGTATTAAGAACTGTGGCATAAACGACACATCTAGTGCGATTATCCTTGAGTGTTGCGCAAATGTCACACAAATGGGACCCTTATATTTATCTCAAATTGTATGAGTGTCCGTTGGTATGCACCTTGGTCTACAACATAAGTCAAAACCTTTGACCCCCATTAGGGGCGGCACTCAGCAGCACTACCTTAGTAGGCAGGGGGCATACTGTGGCATTAATATCACACTACAACAATATTTTTATAAAACAACAAAGAATATTCTCTGAGACCCCTTTACTTTTGCTCAACTTAGGGCTTATACTATAGTAAGGCTATAGATTAGCTATAGACATAATTCATATCAGGTTTAATTACCAATTTGGTTATGATCTCGATAAAGGCTATAGACATTCTATAGTATGTGATTTTCTAAATCCCTAGATGTATCTTAATTCTGTAGTAGGTCTGTAGTATGCCAGCGGCACTTCCTTATAAGAAAGCGATTGCCAATCGAATCCGCAAGATGATTCGAGATGGCGTAGCCATGAAAGACATCATGGTATCCATTCAAGAGCTACAGGATGCACCTAGCTCTTTTGCTACCTTCTACAAGACTTATGGTCAGGACATCGCACAAGAGCGTTCTGATATTGTAGGTCAAGTAGGGAATGTAGTAGTGCAGCAAGCACTAGATGGTGACTTCAAGTCTCAGGAACTCTTTCTTCGTAGTAAGGGTGGTTGGTCCCCTAACTCCACTCTTAATGAGAATGAGCAAGAGACTGATGCTGACACTGATGAGTCTGCTATTGACGCCCTTATGACTCTCTTAGGCAAATCCCGTGACCCTTCCGATAACAGCGAATGACCTACGACAACTACCTGATGAAGAAGTAGCATCCATCATGGCCCAGCTAGGGCCAGCTAAAGCGGAAGAGTTACAACACACTTGGGAGTTCTGGGCTAGACCCAACCAGATGGAGCCTACAGGCAACCACTGGGATATTTGGGTAGCATTAGCAGGACGAGGCTGGGGTAAGACCAGAGCCGGAGCAGAGTGGGTAAGACACCGTATCCGCAAAGGCGACAAGATCGTACATTGTGTAGCACCGACAAAAGGTGATGTACGGAAGGTCATGGTAGAAGGCGATAGTGGTCTTCTTAATGTATGTTGGAAGGGTGATAAGACCTACCGTGGTAAGCATGTTGGCTACCCAGAATGGTCTCCTACTAACAACACAATGACTTGGGAGAATGGGGCTAAGGCTGTATTCTTTTCCGCAGAAGACCCAGAGCGTCTTCGTGGTCCACAGGCTTACTCTGCATGGTGTGATGAGTTGTGTGCTTGGCGGAATGCCCAAGAGACTTGGGATATGTTGCAGTTTGGGTTACGTCTAGGTAGACACCCTCAAGTGTTTATCACTACAACCCCTAAGACCACCAAGCTACTGAGGACGATATTAGGTGATGAGAAGACGGTAACGTCTACAGGCTCCACCTATGACAACTCTGCTAACCTAGCCTCTACGTTCCTTGATGCAGTTAGGAAGACGTATGAAGGCACTAGACTTGGTAGACAAGAGCTTTACGCTGAAATCCTTGATGAAGCCTCTGGGGCCTTGTGGAGTCGAGCAGGACTTGCACAGGTAGAGATTGAAGCAGATAAAGTACCTGACTTAAACCGTATTGTAGTATCTATTGACCCTGCCATTACAAGCAACAAAGAGTCAGATATGACTGGTATTGTTGTAGCAGGGGTTGACGTAAATGGTATCGCTTACGTTCTGGCTGACCACACAGGTCGCTACACACCCCAGCAATGGGCTGCGAGGGCAGTGTCACTCTTTGAAGAGTATCAAGCTGACCGGATTGTCGCCGAACGTAATCAGGGCGGAGATATGGTTCGCCACACTCTCCACACAGAGTCTGAGACGGTCCCTGTCAAGCTAGTCCATGCTAGTCGAGGCAAGATGGCCCGTGCTGAGCCGGTCTCCGCCCTGTATGAACAAGACAAGGTACGTCATGTAAAGGGTCTCAACGACCTTGAGGACCAGATGGTCACTTGGGAGCCACTAGGCTCCGTAGGATCACCAGATCGCCTTGACGCCCTTGTATGGGCTATTACGGACCTATCTCTACAGGGCTATGCCAAGCCCCAATTAAAGCTGGCGTATAGCTCTGCGAAAGGACTTAGATAATGCCCAAGAAGCTATCGGAGACAGAAGCCAAGAAGATTCTTGGTGTAGCTGGTGACAACACCCATAACGGTCAGATTCGAGCGGATGAGTTCCTACCGGAGCTTCGTGGCAAGAAGGCCATCCGCAAGTACCGTGAGATGCGTGACAACGACAGCACCATCGGTGCAGTTATGTACGCCACTGAGCAAGTGCTTCGTGATGTAGAGTTGAAGGTTGTACCCTGCAATGATACACCAGAGGCTAAGAAGGAAGCAGAGTTTGTTGAGTCTGTCTTAGATGACATGGACCACACTCTTGACGACCATATTGCAGAGGCTTTGTCTTCTTTGTCGTATGGCTTTGCTTGGTTTGAGGTAGTATATAAGCGTCGTAGTGGCCCACAGTTCCGTAGCTACAAGAAGTATTCCAAGTACGATGATGGCCGTATCGGTATCCGTAAGCTGGCCTCTAGAGCGCCTTGGACGGTTTCTAAGTTTGATGTAGACCAGAAGTCCGGTGATGTCTTAGGTCTCTATCAGGAAGGCTCACAGTTTGGTAAAAGCCATTATATCCCAGCTAATAAGTCTCTATACTACAAGACCACTGCAATTAACGGCGACCCTAGTGGTCGTAGCATTCTTCGTAATGCTTATACCTCTTATGAGTATCTGAACAACTTACAGTCCATTGAGGCTATTGCAGTGGAACGAGAGCTTGCTGGTATCCCAGTAGCCCGTATTCCCTCGGAGTACCTCTCTAGTGATGCTACAGCCTCTCAGTCGGCTATCCGCTCAGACCTACAGCAAATCCTCCGAGATGTAAAGTTCAACGAACAAGGCTACATCATCCTTCCGAGTGATACCTACCCTGATAAAGATGGTAGCCCAACCAACGTCCGCCTGATGGACATAGAATTGATGTCCTCTAGTGGTTCACGCAATATCCAAATCGACCCCATCGTTAGCCGTTATCAGCACGATATTGCTCGTAGTGTTCTCTCTGAGTTTCTTCTACTCGGCGCACACAGCTCCGGTGGCTCGTATGCGTTATCTAAATCTAAGACCGACCTCTTTCTTCGTGCCTTGGAGAGCTACATTAGTGCCATCACTGATGTACTCAACAAGCAACTCGTAGAGCGCCTGTGGCAACTCAACGGGCTTTCCTACGATACTATGCCGTACATCAAGGCTGGTGATGTAGCACCGCACGATCTTCGTGAGATTGCAGCCTTCCTTCGTAATCTGAATGGTGCAGATATTAACGTCTCTGACCATCCAGAAGTTATTCAAGACCTCATGGACATTGCGGAACTCAGCTATGAACCTAATGAAGCTCCCCGGCGAGATGTACAACCGGATGAAACAGAAAGCCCAGATGAAGAGTGATCTTCACACCCTCTATTCGATGACAGACCGAGAGCTTAACGATATTGGTCTTTCCCGTGGTTCTATTCGGGATGCCTTCTACAAAGGAAAGAAGTAATGCCTTTCTCTACTAATGCAGACCTCCCCAAAGCAGTACGACAGACTGTCCCAGAAGAGAACCAAGGTAAGTTCCGTCAGGTGTTCAACTCTGTCATGGAAGACACTGGCTCTGAGCAACGTGCCTTTCGTGCTGCTTGGTCTTCAGTAGAGAAGGTAAAGACTTCCACCTTGGCAGAGAAGGCTAAGAACTGGAACGCACGTCATGGTGCTAAGAAGGGCAACATCAGTGCTAAGACCCTTAGAGCAGTCTATGACCGTGGTATCGGTGCATACAAGACCAACCCCGGCTCTGTACGCCCTAACGTAACATCTAAAGAGCAGTGGGCAATGGCCCGTGTAAACAGCTTCCTTAAGATTGCTGCTGGCCAGAAGGCTGTAAGCCATGATAAGGATTTGTTGCCGGGCCGCACAGAGAAGGCTGAGTTTCGTGGTGAGAAGGTCTCCCTAGACAAGCCATTCCGTCTGCCTAAAGGCTCTGCTAAGAAGTTTGGTGTGTACGTCAAGTCCGGTGACAAAGTGAAGAAGGTTACCTTTGGTAGCCCCACTATGGAAATCCGTCGTGACGACCCAAAGGCCCGTGCTAACTTCCGGGCTAGACACAACTGCGACAGCAAGACTGATAAGACCACTGCTGGTTATTGGTCCTGTAAAATGTGGGAGTCTGGTTCTTCTGTGAGCGATATGCTCGCTAAAGACGATTCCGAGCAAACGAACCTAGAGGGTCAAATCCTTAAGACAGACGACGAACAACGTCTTGTCTACGGTTGGGCCTCGGTCATCACTGAAGACGGTAAGCCTCTGGTAGACCGCCAAGGTGATGTAATTGAAGCCGACACTATGGTTAAGGCCGTGAATAAATTCATGGAGCATATTCGTGTTGGTAAGATGATGCACAAGGGGGATCAGGTGGGTCAAGTTGTCCACTCGATGCCTCTCACTAATGAGATTGGTGAGTCCTTGGGCATTTCCAGTAGCCGTGAAGGTTGGATCGTAGCATTGAAGGTATTCGATGATGAGGTCTGGTCTCTGGTAAAATCTGGCCAACTTACGGCCTTTTCTATCGGCGGCAAAGCTAAGAGGAAGGAAGTAAATGACTAACATCCTACTCGACTTGGAGTTGGACGAATTGTCACTTGTTGACCGTCCTGCTAATCAAGCCGCTACAATCTGTCTTATTAAAAGGGACGAAAGCATGGAAGACATGGAAAAAGGGTACGACTCTTACCTCGATGAGCGTAAGTCGTACTACATGGGTAAGGGCATGGGTGAAGACGAAGCCATGAAGAAGGCTAAGGAAGAACTCGAAAAGATGTCCGCTGAAGAGAAGAAGGAGCTTATGGCTCGCCTTAACAAAGCTGATGAAGCTGAAGTAACAGAAGACGCTGTAGATCAGTCCGAACTGTTCTTGGCTGAAGTTGACGCTCTTAAGGCAGAAGTCTCCCGCCTCTCCAAGGCCCTCGAAGACAACGGTTATGTTGTTTCCGAAGAAGAAGTTACGAAGGCTGAAGAGCCTGAGTATGTAGAATTTGACGGTGAGAAGGTTGTCAAGTCTGACATCCCGGCCCCCGTCCTCAAAGCTCTCGAAGAAGCAGAGATTGCTAAGCGTCATATCGAGCTTAAGAAGCAAGCTGACGAAATCCTGCCTAACTTCGACAACGAAATTGCGGCCACGCTCTTGGCTCATGTAGCTAAAGACGACGCAATCGTAGAGGCCCTCAAAGCTGCTGATGCTGCTATGGGTGCTTCAATGCAAGAGATCGGTGAAGCCTCTGTAGAAGCTGATATGGCTTCCCCACAGGACAAACTGGACTCTATGGTAAAGTCCTACATGGACGAAAACGCTATTGCCAAGTCTGGCTACGCTAAAGCATACGCTGCTGTAGCCAAGACCGACGAAGGCAAGGCGCTCATTTCCAAGCTCTACAAAGGAGAGTAAATCATGGCGACGAATGCTGGCCGCTTTAACACTATTTCTCTTGTCGCAGACGAGACCTTGACGGCCCACACTTTTGTGACCCTTTCTAACGATGCTCAGGCTGCTTATGTAGCCACTGTTGGTGACGACGCTATTGGCGTTACCTACGGTGCTGCTGCTGCTGGCAAAATGGTTACCGTACAAGTTGACGGTATCGCAATGGTAAAAGCCAACGAAGCTATTACCGCTGGTGCTGCTGTAAGCACCGATGATGCTGGCGAAGCAATCCCTGCCGCTTCTGGCGAAGCCCGTTTGGGTTACGCTCTTGAGGCTGCTGGTGGTGCTGGCGAAATCATCTCGGTACTTCTGAAGCCTGCTGGCGCAGATGCTGCGTAATTGAATAGCAAACAGGAGAAATAAAAATGCCTTTGCTGACCCCATCTAGCGTGCATATTGATGCACCATTGTCCAACCTGACGCTGGCTTACGCTCAGTCTCAGGAAAACTTCATTGCAGATAAAGTCTTCCCTACTGTAGGCGTAGACAAGCAGTCTGACAAATACTACATTTACAGCCGTGCTGACATGAACCGTACTGGCGATGTCAAGAAGCTCGCACCTCGTACCGAAGTAGAGCGTATCGGCATGTCGGTTTCCAGCGACAGCTACTTTGCTGACGTGTACGGTCTCGGTATGGATTTCGATGAGCAAACTCTTGCTAACGAAGATGCTGCTTTGGACATTCGTTCTGCTGGCGCTCAAACGCTGGCTATGCGTCTGATGATCCACCGTGAGAAGCAGTTCGCTGACACCTTCTTTACGACTGGTGTTTGGGGTACTGACCGCACTCTGTCCGGCTCCAATCAGTGGGACAACGCAGGTTCTACTCCGATTAAGGACGTAACCCTTGCTTCTCGTACTATCCAGCTTGCTTCTGGCGGTTTCCGTCCGAACACTCTGGTTGTAGGTCGTGAGACGCACGATGCTCTGGTAAACAACGCAGACATTATCGCTCGTTTGAGCGGTGGTGCTACTGTTGCTAACACAGCACTCGTAACCAAGGCGAAGCTGGCTGAAATCTTTGAGGTAGAAAACTACTACGTCATGGAGTCTGTCCAGAACACTGCTGCTGAAGGTGCCGCTGAATCTACCTCCTTCATCGGTGGTGACTCTGCAATGCTTTGTTACACCCCTTCTTCTGCTGGTCTGATGTCTCCTGCGGCTGGTCTGACCTTCGCATGGAACAGCATTCCGGGTGCTAACAACCTTGGTATCACCGTTGAGTCCTTCTCTGACGACGCTCTCAAGCGTCAGCAGATTGCTGAGATGATTCAAGTGAAGATGTCCTACCAGATGAAGATGGTTGGCTCTGAGCTTGGCTACTTCTGGGCTGACTGTGTAGCATAAGGGACTAGAGTATGACACCCGACTACTCTCTTCTTCCTTTCCAACTCAACTGGGTCCAACTCGTTAAACAAGAGTTTAAGGGGTATGGAACCGAATGGAAGCGAGGGGATGTCTTTGACTGGCAACAGCGAAGCATCCCTTGGCAAGACGTTATGTCTCTATTCAACCGGGGTCTCCTCATGCAGGAGGCTCCGACTGAATCCAACCAGAAGGTTGTAGTAGGAGACGGTCTCGATGAACTAGGCCCCGATGAACTTAAGGTTATTGTAGATAGCATTAACACTAAGGTCAAGCTGTTCACCAAGACAGAACGTGAATACAACACAAAGAAGTGTAAGGCTTCTACGGTCACGAAGAAACAACGTGGTCATATCCGTACTTGGCGTAACAGCCCTTGGTCAGATTGGGAGCAAGCATAGTGTCAGACTTTACCTACGATATTGACGATCTTAATACCACCACTGCGACAGGCCGTCGCAATGCAGTACGTTTTCTCGTAGGTGACACTGATCCACTTGACGTACAGGTACAAGACGATGAAATTGCTTTTGTTCTTACTGAGTCCAGTAATAATGTTTATGAGGCTGGTGCTTATTGCTGCCGAGCTATTGCAGCTAAGTATAGCCGCCGTGTTGACACTGAGCTTGATGGCGCTCTTAGCGCTAGTTACTCTGATCTTCACACCCATTACATGGCCCTTGCGGAAACTCTTGAGTCTGAGTCCAAAAGACAGTCCGGTCTCGGCGTCAAAGCTGGGGGCCTCAGTAAGGCAACTATCTCTGTGGTAAGACAAGACACTGATCGTGTCACCCCATCTTTCCGCAGGGATCGTTTCCGCAACCCACCGAACTACAACGGTTCTGCGGATTACGAGTGAGGAATAGTCCATGTCGTTTAATGCAAGTGACCTTTTGAAGTTGGTCCAAGACTTTGGCGAAACTCTTACACTCCGCAAGGTCACCACCGGAGGCACTTACAATGCTTCCACTGGTACTGTTAGTGGAAGTGCGACTACGGACTATTCCTTTACTGGATACTTTTATAACCTAGCAGAGGGTATTTCTGACCTCAATCAGACTAGGAAAGGCAGACGAGCCTGTGTCATTCCCGCTAAAGGTCTTTCAGCTACCCCTGATGACGAAGACCAGATTTTAGGGAATGGAGATACGGTAAATATTACTACCGTTCGTACCATCTTTAGTGGTGGTCAGGCTGTCTGTTACCTTTGTGAGACCTTCGAGTAATGGCAGTTCCCAAGCTAAAAGTCTCCCCCTCTCTTAAGGCTAAGCTGGCAGAGATTGATGAGATGCTCGAAGACGCTGTAGAGCGCAAGATGACTGACGTGGCTAGGACGGTTGTTCTGGCCTCTCCTGTAGATACAGGTGCATTCGTCAACTCTTGGTCCTTCAAGGACAACCTTGGTGGAGGCCGTAGCAAGTCTTCCGACAATAGGCCAAGAGGTCGTGACAAAGGCGCTGAACGAGGCAAGGGCCTCAACAGCCTAGTGAACGACATCAAGAAGACCGTAGAGGTGGGTAGCCCCGGCGGTTCAGTTAGAGAGGGTATTGCCCTTCAAGCTGGTAACTACTACTTCATCAACCGTGCGCCTCATGCTATTGAGGTTGAGCGGAAGAAGCAGATCGTAGACAAGATTATTCGGCAACACGGTAGGTAAGCATGGCTAGTATATACAGAGACATTCGTGCAGCCCTAGAGACTAAACTAGCCGCCGTATCCGGTATCCCAGCTATTTCCCATGAGAACGTCTCCTTTGACCGCACCAACGGCACTTCCTATGTTGAGACGTTCTTTGTGCCTCAATCTCGTAGACCCGCTGTACGAGGCTTAAATCCCCAGCAACGCTATGGTGGAGTATTCACCGTAGTCTGTTACGCCGCAGAGGGCAATGGTCCCGGTGCAGCAGATGAGATTGCGGACAAGGTGCTTAATGCCTTTGAAGCGACCACAGATGTCTCTTACACTAACAGTGATACTGAGACTATTCTTGTGTCTATCGACTATGCCGAACGAGAAGGTGGCGGGTTAGACACTCCGTTTTATTATGTCCCGGTGAACATCGGGTTCTACATTTATAACTAAGGAGGAAGCAAATGGCTTTCGCACAAGGTTCTCGTTCACAGCTTGCTCTCGGCGCTCAAAGTGCTTTTGGCACAGCAGTTACAGTAGACACCAATCTCCCATTTAACAGCCACTCTCTAAACCTGTCTAAGGACCGTGTACAGGGCAATGAAATTCAGCCAGACCGCATGGACCGAGTTGACCGTCACGGCAACAAGACGGTAGCTGGTGACATCTCTGTAGACCTTCGTAACAGCACCTACGACTCTCTGATCCAGTCCGCTCTGATGACCAGTGACGCACTGTCGGGTGGTGCTAGTATCGGCACCACTCCTTCTTACTTCACCATTGAAGACCAGTTCAAGGACATTGACAAAGCTCGTAAGTTTACGGGTATGACTGTTTCTACTATGGGGGTGTCTATTGCACCTAACCAGATGGTAACAACTACCTTTGGTATGGTAGGCAAGGATATGTCTCTTGAGACCGCTGCTACTGCTGTAGCTGTTGATGACTCGGAGCCAGTCCCTTATGATTCCTACAGTGGTACTATCTCTGTTGGCGGTTCTGCCGTTTCCATCGTAACCAGTCTTGACTTTACCTTGACCAACTCCTTTGCTCCTACCTTTGTAGTAGGCAGTGACTCTGCACCTCAGCTTGAGTTTGGTAAAGCAGTTCTGGAAGGCACTCTGACCGCCTATGTTGAGGACTTGACCACACTTGAGAACCTGTTTGTTAGCGAAGTAGAAAGCTCTATTTCTGCACAGGTTGGTGATGGCACTAACACCATGACGTTCCTTATCCCACGGGTTAAGTTTAATTCTGGTGACATTCCGGTAGACGGCCCTAACTCCCGTATCATTAACCTTTCCTTCGTAGGACTCTACGAGAGTGCAGTCAACGATACTCTCTTTAAGATCACTACGACATAAGAATCCCTTGGCCGAGGGGAGAGAGGTGAGCTTGTCGGGTGGCTCCCTCTCTCATTCATTTAGTAACCCGAACTAACCCAAAGGAACCCGACAATGGATTTGAAGAACCTCACCCCAACTTCCGACACAATCGAAGTTATTCTGGTACATCCAAATACCCTAGAGCCTCTGATGAATGAAGGCACTAAGAAGCGTGAGATGAGTATCACTCTCCATGCACCACACTCCAAGGAGTACAAGAAGCTGGTGCATGAGCAGACCGATAAGCGACTAGCACAGATGCAGAAGAGCAAGAAAGTACAAATCTCTGCTGCTGACCTAGAGAAGTCGTCTATCGACGTACTAGCTAAGGCTACAAAGGAATGGGACATCACCTACGATGGTGAAAGCCCTAAGCTCTCTGTAGTCAAGGCTAAGGAAATCTACACCGAGTATTTCTGGATTAAAGACCAGCTTGAAGAGGCGATTAATGAAACTCTGGATTTTACGCAAGCCTAATTGACGAACTGGTCGAGTATGCTGAATGGAGCTTCGACCTATCCAAGAGTCAAGACGGCGCTTCAAAACTAGAACACTTAGAGCAAGTAGAAAGGCAGACAGGACGTACTCCAAAGGAATTAGAAGGCCCCGACTTCCCTATTTCCCTAGAGTATCTCTGGTCTGCCTTTTTCTCTTTATCGTCTGCAAGGACATCAGGCTTCAGTGGCCCTAACCCGATAACATACCAAGAAATCAAAGCATGGAAGGAACTAACTCAGACGCCCCTATCTGCCAGAGAAGTAGAAGCAGTAAAGCGGCTTGACTTAGTTTACATGAGGGTTATGAATGGCTGATATTAAGATCACCGTAGACTCTTCAGAGTTAAAACGAGCAGAGCAGCAAGTTGAGAGTTTGTCGTCTGCCAACGACAGACTGGCTAAAGACCTTGCCCCGCTTATCCGCAAGGAGCGAGAGTTTCATAGAGCGCTGAAGCAAGTGAACGATGCAGTACGCCTTGGTGTAGCCAGCCAACGTCAAGCAAATGCGGCTCTTAAATCGTTGGGGGTTCAATACGGCTACACTACCAAGCAAGTACAACGTATGAACCTTGCTCTTGTGCAGGGTACTCGTAGCTTTAAGCGCTTTGGTTCTGTTGGACTACAGCAAGTAGGTTATCAGGTTGGTGACTTTGCAGTACAGCTTCAAGGTGGCACTAATGCCTTCGTAGCCTTTGGTCAGCAGGGTTCACAGCTTCTCGGTATCTTTGGCCCTATGGGTGCTATTGCTGGTGCTGTGTTGGCGATCTTTACAGCCTTTGCTGCTCCACTGTCTCAGATGGAGACTGGTACTGGCGCTGCGGCTGATGAGATGGCAAAGCTCAAGGGTGAGCTTGAGCCTATAGCCACTCTTATGAGACAATTATTCAGCGCTATTTCTGGCGTGGCCATGTCTGCTGTTAACCTTCTCGCCAATAACCTACAAAAGATTATAGCATACGCAACGGCTTTTGCTGCTGTGTGGCTTGGTAGACTGGGGATTGTCTACGGGATTAAGGCGGCTACCTTTGCTATGGCAACCTTCGGGACTGTAGGCGCTAACGCTTTTAAGATAATCAGGTCGGCACTTATTACCACAGGTATCGGTGCTTTGGCTGTTGGCCTTGGCTTTGTTCTGGATAAGATGCTACAGCTAAGGGAGGCTACAGGCTCTTTTGCAGAGGCATTTGCCTTGCTTGGAAATGTCGCCAACGGTTTTGGAGAAGACATTAGGTTTGTCTTTGAGGGGGTTGGAAACTCTCTAACAGCAGCTATCTTACGAGTAGAGGCTGACTTCAAGAGTGGCCTAGCTAATATGTTTGATGCTCTGCATGACTGGCAATCAGGTGCTGAAGCTGGCTTTGCTATCTTCTGGAAGGGCGTAAAGAACGCTGGTGTAGCTGCTCTTAATGGCATTATCCAAGCATTTAACGGTGTTCTGATGACCATCTATAGAGGTGTTGATGACCTCTTTAGTAAGATTTCTAATCTACCTCTTGCTGACCAGTTAGGCTTAACCGGGACAAACCTCGCTGGCTCTGGCTATCAGGCTGACCTTTTGGCGATGGATGTCACCAGCAATCGCTCTATCCAGCAAGAGGTCTACGACCGCAGAGGATCCAGTAAAATTGCTGCTGGCATTCGTAGATCAGCGGGACGGGCAGACAGCGCTGCTGACCAACTAACGACGGAGACTGGCCCATTCTCATCAAAGGGGATGGCAGCTTATCAGAAGCTCAAGACTGTTCTTGCTGAAGTAGGTTCTACCGGAACCTTTAGTATCCAAGCCCTTATGAAGGCTATGAAGGAAGCAGGGGAAGCTACCGGAGACACTACAGAGCAGCTTGACGAACAGGTAGAGGCTTGGAAGAAGTATCAAGAGAACATCGAAAAAGTTCTTGACTCTACCGAACAGCAACTTCGACATGAAATCTCCCTTATCGGTCTGTCTAAAGAAGAGGCAGAGCTTACAAAGTTTATCTATGAGCTTGAGAAGCAGATGGGCGCTACCAGAGCAGACCTCAGTGAAGAGCAAGCTGCTCAGTACGACACCATCATTGCCCTTAAAGAAGAGTACATTAAGAAGACGGAAGAGCAAGCAGCGGCTACTAAGAAGCTAGAAGAGGCTGAGAAGAAAGTACAAGCAGTGTCTAAGAGCCTTGCCAGTGAGACTGTAGGCGCACTGAAGAGTATTGTAAACGGCACTAAGACTGCTTCTGAAGCCTTCCGAGATATGGCACTGAACATCATCCAACAGATCATGGACATCCTTATCTGGCAACCATTGATTGATAGCCTAACTAAGTCTATCTCTGGCTCTATCTCTGGCGCTCAGTCTGGTGGAGGTGCTTTAGGAGGCATCGTAAGCTCTATCTTCGGGTTCCAGAAAGGTGGGGCATTTAGTTCCGGTAACATAATACCGTTCGCTAACGGTGGTGTTGTAGGCTCTCCTACTTACTTCGGTATGTCCGGTGGTCGTACTGGTCTCATGGGCGAGGCCGGTCCAGAGGCTATCATGCCACTGAAGCGAGGCTCTGATGGTAAGCTGGGTGTAGAAGGCGGTGGCAATGTAACAGTACACCAGACCTTCAACTTCTCTGCTAACGGTGATGAGTCTGTCAAGAAGATTATTGCACAAGCTGCACCTAAGATCGCCCAGATGACTGAGGCGAAGATTATTAATTCCCGTCAACGAGGCGGTCAGATGCGAAGGGCCTTTGGCTAATGGCTATTACCTACCCCTTATCCCTTCCCACTACAATCGGTATCGGTGAGATTGAGCTACGAGCTAACAACGTAGTTGGTGTAAGCCAGTCCCCCTTTACCTACAAGCAACAGGTAGTCCAGCATCAGGGTCAGCGTTGGGAAGCATCAGTAAGCATCCCTCCTGTCCGTAAAGACCTTGCTGAAGAGTGGATTGCCTTCCTTATTTCCCTCAAGGGGCCTGTCGGCACTTTCTATCTGGGAGACCCTAATATGGCTACCCCGAGGGGAACTATCCTGTCTGGGACCACTGTAACCCTAGACTCTGCTGCTTCTGCTGGGGATGAGACTGTAGCCCTGACTAAGAGCGCTGGTCCTGCTAAAAGCAACGTCTTTCTCCCCGGCGACTACATCCAAATTGGGACAGACTCAAGCAGAACTCTGCACAAGGTTCTTAACACCGTAGACTGGGACGCTAATGGTGACGGTACTGCTGACATTTGGCCTCATATTCGAGGCACTGTGGCTTCTGGTACTTCCGTAGTCCATCAATCTACTACAGGGAAGTTTAGGCTGACATCTGGCCTGACTTCTTGGTCTATTAATAATGCCAGCACTTATGGCATTTCATTTGATGCTGTTGAGGTAATATAATGGCTAACATTAATCATAAACGTGGTGATACCTTCCAGCTAGACTTCACACTTGAAGCAAACGATGTAGCTGTAGACATCACTAACTTCAATATCCGAGCGCAAGCTAGAAATGCTGCTGGTACTCTTATCCTTTATTGGGATGCTACTAACGGCAGTATGGTGAAGACCAATGCCACAGGTGGCTTGTTCCACTTCAAAAGTGAAGCTACCTACTCCCCCACTCCTGCAGATGGTAGGTTGGCAACAGAGTCTTGGCCTCTTGGTGTGATGAACGTAGACGTAGAGTTTACTGACACTTCTGCTACACCAGACTCGGTAAGCTCTTCTGAGACCTTTACCATCACTGTTCTTGAAGATGTTACGAGGGACGAAGAATAACAATGGCTAAGTTTAATCTTACTGCTACAGTTAATACGTCCCTTGCAGGAACCACCCTAGCAGGGGAACAGGGCTTTACTGTAGGCGTCTTAAATGGCGCAGGGGCAACTGGTCCTGCTGGACCCACTGGCCCTGCGGGGGCTACTGGTCCCCAAGGAGATCAGGGTATTCAAGGCATCCAAGGCCTTGCTGGTAACGATGGTGCTGACGGAGCCGATGGTGCTGATGGTGCTGACGGTGGCCGCAATATACCACAGAACACTGACACAGGTACTGTCACCCTAGACATCAATGACGCTGGTGACCATATTTCTATCTCTAGTCCCACTGGCACTGGTGTTACTGTCCCTGCTAACGTATTTGCTGTAGGCGATGTAGTCACCGTTTACAACAACTCCACAAGCAATCTGACCATAACTCAAGGCACTAACGTAACGCTTCGACAGGCTGCTACTTCCAACACAGGAAACCGCACTCTGGCTCAGTATGGTGTCTGTAGCATCATGTGTGTAGCTGATGTAGCGGACGCTGACGTGTTTGTTATTGCCGGTGCGGGACTTAGCTAATGGCCTTAGCACAAGCACTGATGATGGGGTATAAAGTACCAACTATTGACTCTTTAAGTTATGTAGCAACAGAGACGGTATACAACACAACACAATCGAATTCTGTTACAATCGGTATTCCCTCCTCAGCACAGCTTAACGACTTGCTGATGATTGAGGGTGTTATTAGATCAACTTTCCCAAGCGTCACAGTGGTGGATAGCAACAGTAACGCTGCTACAGTATATGAGACTGCTCAACAGATAAACCCTAACGCTTGTTACTCCTACTTGATTTATGATGGCAGTGCTACTTCTGTAACTGTTACCTTTGGGGGTTCATCGCATACAAACTCTGGTCGCTGTACTGCCTTCAGACCTTCTGCGCCAATATCTAACATTTCAGTTAGCTCTAGTTCCGAGAGTTCCACTTCCGCCATCTCCCTTAGCCTATCAGGTCTGTCTAACGTCCCTTCTAACGGCATGAGGCTAAATTGGGCAGCAGGGTCTGGAAGACCTGAACACAGCACTTACAACGACTGTACTCTTAGCATTTCAGCAGGTGCTTCTGGTTGGACAGTGGTGAACAACTCTGACGAGCCTAACTATGCGTACCTTATTGAGTCTGGTGGCACAGTTTATACAAACACCACGGCTGAAGTGGACGATGGTGGCATTCGTAATACCCTGTCCTTAGCAGCCTTAGACCTAACTTAGTAGGAATAAATAAATGACAACCATCACTCATAAGAAGGGTGACACACTAGAGCTTACCTTCCAGCTAAAGAGGGATGGTACGGCTGTGGACATCACCAACTACACAATCACCAGTCAGTTGAGAGACTCCACAGATGCTCTCCTGACTACCAACAACTTTAACGGCAGTCTTACCTTTACTCTGATTGATGCTTCCGCTGGTCAATTCCAGTTAGCTGCTTCCGCTACTGCTACATCAGAGTGGGATACCCGTAAGTATGATTGCGACGTACAACTTATTGATGGCGACAGTGAGACCAGTTCTTCTGAGACGTTCAAGATTAATGTAATCAAAGATATTACGAGGGTCTGATGGCAAAGTACGAACTCTCTCTCACAGTTGAGAACGCTAACCTAGACGTAACGCCAGAGGGTCCAGTGACCCTATCTGTGCTGGACGTTGTAGGCCCAAGGGGTGAGACAGGCCCCCAAGGTAACACTGGCCCAACTGGTCCTGCGGGGACTACCCTGCTGTCTGGCCTTAGCGATGTAGACACAACCAACGCAACCACAGGCCGACTTCTCTCAGCCGATGGGGACAATACCTTCAGCTTTGTCAATGTCTCTGGTGTATCTGACAACCTTGATGATGTTACTGGCCGTGGCAGCACAACCACCAATAACATCACTGTCGGGAACCTGACGGCAGATGACACCGTTGTAGACTCTCTTGAGGTGAACAACATCCAGCAGACCTCTGCTGAACAAAGCACTCTCACCACAACCTCTGCTACTTCTGTTGCGAGTTTCAGTGCATCCAACTTTCGGTCTGGTAAGCTGATTATCCAAGTTAAGGATAACGTGACAAGTGAAATTCAAGTCAGTCAGCTTAGTGTGGTTCACAACACTTCTGTAGCCCACACAACCGAATACAGTAACTTGTTTACTGGCTCCAACCCGTTAGCAACCTTTGAGGCAGACATTCGATCAGGCACTGTCCATATTGATGCTACTCCCACCTCTACAAACTCTACAAACTTCAAAGTCTTAAAGACACTTATTAAGCCTTAAACGAGGACAATCTAATGGCAGATAAAAAATTCGTAGTCAAGAATGGACTACAGTCAGAGGGCCGGGTTCTAGTAAACAAGACCACTGACAACAACACAGACAATGTTCAGATTGACGGCACTATTCAAGTCACCGGACAGGTTAAGTCAACAGTCTCTTCTGGCACTGCGCCGTTTACTGTAGCCAGTGCTACTGTAGTACAGAACCTTAATGCAGACCTCCTTGACGGTCAAGAGGGTTCCTACTACCAAAGCGCAGATAACATCAACGCAGGTACTCTGGCCAGCGCTAGGCTCCCTGACCTTGAGGTTGGTGACTTTGCTGCTGGTGCCGTAACCATCGAGTCTGAGGGCATTGCCAACAACGACTCCGACAATAACTTTCCTACGAGTGCTGCGGTTAAGGACTATGTAGACAGCAACTCTGACCTCTACACGTCTTGGACCATCGGTGATGGCAGCACCACTCAGGCCATTGCCTCTGGTGATACCCTCACTGTAAGCGGCACAAGCAATGAGGTAGACGTTGCTGTATCTGCAACTGACACCCTGACTATTGGGCTTCCCAACGATGTCACCATTGCCAACGACCTGACCATCGGTGGTACGGGTAAAATCAAAGGCCCAACCACTTTCTACATTGACCCGGCTGGTGATAACGACACTTCGGGTACAGTGATTATTCAAGGTAGTCTGACTGTACAAGGCACTACCACGACCATCAACTCGAACGAGATTGACATTGGCGACAACATCATTCGCCTTAACTCCGACCTTGCCTCTGACGCAGCACCCACTCAGAACGCTGGCCTTTTGGTTGAGCGTGGTTCGTCTACTGACGTGCAGTTTATTTGGAATGAAACAAGTGACAAGTGGCAAGTTACGGAAGATGGAACTAACTTCTACAGCCTTCTGAACGCCAATGACACCCTGTTTACGGTTTCGGACGGTTCTAACACTACTAACCTCACTTCTGGTGATACTGCAACTTTTGCTGCAACCTCTGGCCAACTGACTGTAGCTGAAAGCTCCGGTACTGTAACATACTCTCTTGCTGACACTGCTGTAACTGCGGCCACCTATGGCAGTACGACTGCTGTTCCAGTCATCACTGTAGATGCTAAAGGTCGCCTTACTAATGTTACGACCTCTGCTATTGCTACCAGTTTTACTATTAGTGGTGATAGTGGTTCTGACGACAGTGTTGCTGGTGGTCAGACCCTCAACTTTACTGGTACAGCCAATGAGATTTCTACCGCTATCTCTGACAACACTGTCACTTTTGCTCTGCCAGACGATGTAACCATTGGTCAGCATTTGACCGTATCTGATGAGCTTCGTCAAGGGCAGCATGTTCACCTCAGTGAAACTCTTACCACTACATCAACTACGCAGACCTCTCTGGTAACGAACTTTTCTGCTACAACTTACGCATCTGCTGAAGTCAATGTTGTAGCAATTCAAGGCAGTAACCGTCACCTGACCAAGCTCCTTGTTACGCATGATGGCACTAACGCCTATGCTACGGAGTTCGGTGAGGTTCTGACGGGTTCTGCTCTGGCCACCTACGATGTAGACATTAACGCTGGAAACGTGCGCATTCTGGTAACACCAGCTTCGACCACTTCCACCAAGTTTCAGACCGCTCTGGTCTTTTCCAAGAACTAACGCCTAACTAGGGGGATAGTGAACCTATGGCAAACGATAAAGACTTCAAAGTAAAGAACGGTTTGGTTGTTGGTGCTGGTGACATTACTAGCACCACCGACACCGATATTACAGTAACCCCAAGCGGTACTGGCCAGCTTGTACTGGACGGCCTTAACTGGCCTACTGCTGACGGCTCCGCAAATCACGTCCTCAAAACAGACGGTTCTGGGCAACTTAGCTTTGTAGGGCAGTCTGGTGGTAGCAGTAGCATTCAGTCTGAAGAGTTTCCCACTGTTACTAATGGCTCTGCCAACGTAACCATGAGCCAGTCTTACGCCCTGACGCACATAGAGGTGTATCTTAACGGCGTTAAGCTGCGTAGTGGTGCTAGTTACGACTATACAGTTAGTGGCACTACTCTTACCTTCTCTGAGAACCTTCAGTCTGGCGATGTAGTCTGTGTTGTATCCTTAGAAAGCGCCTCCACGTTTACTATCTCTGGCACTTTTGCTAACCTTACTGATACTTCCGTTGGCAGTCAAGCCTCAAACACTCTTATTAAGTACAATGGCTCTGCCTACGTCCCTGCCAGCTTGTCTGAAGACAGCAGCGGCAATGTTAGTGTCTCGGGAACTGTTACTTCTACTGGCGATATTACTTCGACCAACGGGTCAAACTCAGTAAGTGTTCGTAAAGCAGATGTTCGCACGGATACAGGCACACACACGCTTGTTGGGGGTGCTAGTCTCTATAACGCTGGTTCTGCTGCAACATATAGCTGTGCCAACCTAAACGAAGGCGATATTGTTACAGTCTATGCCGCCGCAGCTAGTGTTGCTGTAGTCCCCGGTGCAAGTACATCCCTGTTCAAAGATGGCAATGACATCACAGGATCAAGTGAAACCTCTGTAGCCATCGAGCAGCATACTGTAGCGACCATCACAATGATCTCTGACACTGTGGCAATCATCACGGGGAGTGGCATCTAATGGGTGCAGTCGCAAGTATGATGAGCCTCACGGCTACGGTTGGCGGCGGTGACGTGACGGCATTTACACACGTTGCTGCTTCCTATCAAAGAAATACTACTAGCCAAGCCGTAAGAACATTTACACCCCCCTCTGGTGCTATTGCTGGTGATCTTTTAATTCTCACTAGCTTTACTGATGATGATGACGTTATTACAGGAGCGCCTGCTGGATGGACTCTAATTGGAGATAATGACAATCTGGCTGAATATCCTGCTGGTGGTTCTTATTATATCATATATGATGGAACAACATCGTCTTGGACTCTTACATGGGATGTTGCTGATACTGGTGCTGGAATAGTGGTAGCATTTAGACCTGACAGTCCAATTACAACTGTTACAACCGAACAGTTCCAATCATCTGAAGGACCATCTGCTCTGTCTAACAGTATTACTTCTGTAGCAGATGACCCAGCAGTAGGTGGTAGAATTTACATGTACTTCCTGACTGGACGCCCAGTAAACAGCTCCATTCAAAACCCTGCACCTTCATTCACACCAAGCACTGGGTGGACACATGTGGATGGTGAGCCTCTAGCATCAGAGGACTACATGGACTATGCTTACAAATTAGCATCGGCTGGTGACGCATTTGTGTCTACAACTATTACCGCAACCGACGAAGGTAGACAAGGCCAGCATTTCTTTATTATTAATGCAGTATAAGTGAGGCAATGAGTAAGATATGACGAACCAGCTTGAAAACGCAAAACTACCTCGCTCAATCTCCGTAAATACAAGTGACGGCCTCGACGTTGACGGGACGATTGCGGACAGTCTGAACAAGAATGTTCGTAGCCCTAAGCACGCAAGTACATCAGGGAACTTGGAAATCACAGAGTCTGGTGTTTATACAATCACTGACGCTCACACAATTACTTTTGGGACGCTTTCCACTGAGCTTGTAGCCGGGGATATTGTGGTCCTTTACAATCAACACACTGTACCAGTCTCTATTCAAGATGGGGACTTTACTGACTTCTACATTGACGGAGAGACTACAGACCGAGAGTCGGTAAACCTAGCTGCTGCAAGCATGGCCACTGTGATTGTTCTTAGCAGCACTAAGGCTATTATTGCTGGTGCCGGAGTTTCTGCCCCATGAGTATTCTTTTGGGGGGTGTCCTCCCGGCAATTTCTGCTGCTGGTGGTTCAACAATCATCACTGTTGGTGGCGTTGACTATGACCTAGCCACAGCCGACCTCGTATTGTCTACGCCGGGACGAAGAACTCTGGTTGTCCCAGAAGATATTGTCAGCAACTTAGTTGTGGTTATGTGGGCTGGTGGCGGTGGTTCTTCCAACGTCAGTGGCGGTCTAGGTGGTCATGCAGGGTCGGCACAAGGAACTGGCCTAATTGCTGGGACTTACCGAATTGTCGTAGCTGGTGGGGGTAAGCACGCACCTCAATCTGGCGACGGCGGTGACGGTGGCTATGGCGGCGGCGGCGGTGGGGGCGGCGTCGGCGCTTCTACAAATGGTCAACAAGGAAGTCCTTACGGCACAGGCGGTATTGGCGCTAATGGCACTCTTGGGACGGAGCCTGCTGGCGGCGGCGGAGGCGCTTCCGCAATTCTGTCAGGAACCAGCTATACAACTATCAGCAATACCATCCTAGCCGCTGGCGGCGGTGGTGGAGGATTTTTTGGGCAAGATGCTGGTCGTGAGGCTTTTGGCGGAGGGTCCACAGGCGGCTCATACCGTTCTACATACATTAAGGCAGGGGGCGGCGGCACACAGTCAGCAGGCGGTGCTGGCGGTGGTAGTGGAGCCGCAGCAGGCGACCCCGGTGGTGCTGGTTACGGTGGCGGAGGTGGTGACGCTGACGGCTGGGGCTCTGGCAGCGGTGGTGGCGGCGGCTACTACGGTGGCGGCGGCGGCAGGGATGGCGACACCGGTGCCTATACTCCCGGTGGTGGTGGCTCAGGGCGCTACGACAGTAGCTATTTTAGCAGTGGGGCAATGTACTCAGGTTCCACCACAGCCCCCGGCCTATCCACAGATTCCAGACGACCCACTGGTGCTGGGGCTGGCGCAGAATCCAACAACGACGGCGGTGATGGCGCTGTTGTCTTTTATTTAGCTTAAACAGGAGACTATTATGTTAGACCAAAAGAAGTGGTTCATGTCCAAGACTGTGTGGGGGGTAATGCTTATGCTTGCTTCTACTGCACTTGCTAGTTTTGGCATTGAGCTAGATGCAGCTTCTCAACAACAAATCGTAGACCTTATCATGCAGGGTATCACAGTAGCTGGTGGTGCATTGGCTGTCTATGGTCGAGTAACGGCTAAAGCTGAAATCAAATGAGCAGGTCTCTAAACTCGACAATCACTACGGCATTGGCGGCTGATGTTATTCAGCCGTTCTTTGCTATTGATCTTCTGTTTGACACTGACCTAGCGTTAGAAACTGAGCCAATCTATTTGTGGAATGGTATTGGTACTCGTACCATTGACAGCAAAGACTACGCTGGTGCAGGGGAGTTCTTACAGATCGAGCCTATTGAAGAGACCGGAGATATTTCCGCTAGGGGAGCTACTATTTCCCTCAGTGGTATTGACAAATCCGAGAACTCTTTGTTCGTACAGGCTCTTGCTACACCATACCAAGGGCGGGTCTGCAAGATTTACTTTGGTGTGATGGACAACCCCACAGACTACATCGAGATATTCTCTGGCTATATGGACCAGATGAACATTGATGAAGGCCCTGACACCAGCACTATTACCCTGACTGTGGAGAACAAGCTGGTAGCCTTAGAGCGTCCTGCTGGTACTCGCTACACTTCTGCTTACCAGAAGGAAGCACACGCCGGGGATAAGGGCTTAGACTTTGTAGCAGGACTACAGACCAAGAAGATCATATGGGGGGCTATTCCCGAATGAAGTATCAACAAGAGTTCTTAGCTACGGTTGAGGACGACATCCGACCACTGATACAAAAGCATTGGGAAGACATAGCCCTTAACAAAGACAAGATCAAGCTGAACCCAGACTGGGATGCCTACCACACCTTAGAACAAGCTGGTGTACTAAAGATATTTACAGCTAGAGAAGGTGACTTATTGGTAGGGTACTTTGTAGTCATCATCCAATACAACATGCACTACAAGGACCACCTGTTCGCTTCTAACGACATTATTTTCCTGCATCCTGACTACAGGAAAGGTCGCACTGGCATTAAGTTGATCCAGTTTGCAGAGAAGTGTCTCAAAGAAGATGGTGTCTCAGTCTTGGCTATTAATACAAAGGTCCACAAGCCTTTCGATAATCTGATGCAGTTCCTAAAGTTCAGTTTAGTTGAGCGCATCTACTCTAAATATATAGGAGACTGATATGGGTCAGAGCCTTGTAGGAGGTCTTCTTGGTGGCGCTGGCGGTGCTATCCAAGGATTTATCTCTGGTGGCCCTGCTGGTGCATTGGCTCTTGGTGCCGTAGGATTTGTTGGTGGGTTTGCCAGCAGCTACCTTGCCAAGCAAGCCACAGCAGATGCTCTCTCTAGTGCTATGGGGCCTAGTGCCGCAGAGCCTAAGTTTGGTGGCTATAACGTCAACCGCAGAGGTGCAGCACTACATCACCAAGTGGTCTATGGTCAGACTAAGATTGGTGGTGTTGTAGTATTTGATGATGCTCACGGGACTAACAACGCAAACCTTAGCCGTATTATTGCCTACGCTGGACATGAGATTAACTCGTTCGAGAAAATCTACATGGGCAGGTACGAACTTACCCTTAGCGGGGATAGCGTAACATCTGCTCAAGAGATTGATGAGAATGGCAATGCAGTAGGCAGTGCTACCAACAAGTTTAACAGCTACATCAAAGTCCGACAAGTGACTGGTGGACACACTACCAGCCTTAACGGTTCCTTCACTGGTTTTAGCTCTGAGTGGACTTCTAACCACAAACTGTTAGGAATTGCCCACTTAGCTATCATCTTTACTTACGCTGATGACGTATGGGAAGAGGGTCTACCAGAAGTCACTGCTCTTATCAAGGGCAAGAAAGTCCTCGATCCTCGCACTAGCACTACAGCTTGGTCAGACAACCCCGCACTTATCGTCAGAGACTTCCTGACTAACAGTGTCTATGGCCTTGGTGAGTCTGCCTCTAACATTGATGACACTCTTGTAGGCACTGCTGCTGGTATCTGTGAGGCTGTTGACTGGGACACAAGTGCGCCTAAGAGATACACCTGTAATGGCGCTTGGACTACCTCTCAGCCTCCTGTAGACGTTATTGCACAGCTTATGACCTCTTGTGCTGGATACCTGTGGTATGCACAGGGCAAGTGGCGTCTTAAAGCTGGCAAGTATGTAGCACCTACAATAACGCTGACTGAGGATGACCTACGGTCTCCTTTGTCTGTAGCAACACGGCACTCCCGTCGAGACAACTTTAATGCTGTACGAGGCACCTTCAAAGGGCCTAAGACCAACTACCAGTTCACTGACTACCCTACGGTCACTGCTACTAACTTTGTCACTATTGATGGTGGCTTAGAAAGCACTATGGACTTGGCACTGCCCTTCACTGATACTCCCGAAGAGGCTCAGAGACTGGCCACTATTGCCCTAGAGAAGAACCGCAGTCAGATTACTATCACTGGTAGCTTCGGGCTTGGAGCCTTTGGACTACAGGTGGGTGACAACGTAAACATTACTAACACTCGCTTTGGCTGGACTGACAAGCTGTTTGAGGTTGTAGCATGGAGCCTTAGTCTTGAGGACTACCAGCTAAGTGTCAACCTAGTGCTTCGTGAGACCACCACTACGACCTATGATGAGGAACTGAACACTACAGGCTTTGAGTCTGACAACACTAACCTACCGGGGGCCTTGGGTGAGGTTGTTGTAGGTGGGGGTGTTACTGGTACTGATGACGTTACTGGTTTGACAGCAGAGGGTGGTATCCGCACTATTAATGCCACTTGGACCAATCCAGTAAACGACAGCTATGGATTTACTAGAATCTACTACAACACCTCTGCTTCTTGGAATATAGGACAGTATGTAGATGTAGTAGGAGAGTCACATTCTTTTAGCGTCAATCCCAATGTCACTTACTACCTTCTGGCTCAAGCCTACGACAATGCGGGTACTCCTGCTGATCTAGGAACTATGTTCCCTTCTTCAGGCTTTATTAGTGCTACTTCTAAACGCTCTGATACTGCTGACGTTATTAACAACGCCATTACAAACTCTCAATCAGGTGAATTGTCGTCTAACACAAACATTGCTGGACCTTTCGCCACCACTACAATAGCACAGACTGCTCAGTTTACTGCTACCGGAGAAAACGTGCTAGTGTCTTGGGATGCGTTAATATCTGAAACTTTTAGTGGTGATCCAAGAATAAGGTTTGATCTAAAAAGATCGCAATCTGGTAACAACGATACGCTTCAGACCTTTAATAACGTGGTTGTAGCCCTTAGAGAAACTTATTCTGGCAGCTACCTAGACGAAGATTGCAATGCTGGTTCTGTTAGGTACGAGCTAGTAGCCGAGTGTCAAACCTCCGGTAGCGGTGATATGACAGCAGAGGCCGCTCATATTTCTGCAACGGAGGTAAAAAGGTGAAGCTTACATATTGCATATACGAGAAGACTACAGGCAAAATCACAAGAATAATGTCTTGTTTTGAAGATGAGGTAGAAGGCAGTTTGGAAGATAACGAGGCTGCTCTTGTCAAGGAAGGCGACATTACCGGGAAAATGGTTTCAGAAGGAGTTCTTACTGATATACCCGAAGATCAGTTAGTTGCGGAAGCTATTAAAAAGGCTTGGAGGGAGCTTAGACTTTCTAGGCGCAGACTGCTAAATAACTCTGACTGGACTCAAGTGCCAGACGCACCAGTTGACAGCGCAGCTTGGGCAGTGTATCGTCAACAGCTTCGTGATCTACCAGCTAACACCACAGACCCAAGGACTGTAGAATGGCCCGTGCCACCCTCGTAACTTTCGTCGCAGCCTTCTGGGTAGCCCTCTTCAGCCTCTTCTGGGTGACAGACTCACTTTCCCACGATGGGGGGTCTGTTTCCCACGGTGGGGGTTTCTCAAAGCGATCTGAGCAGCATTTAGCAGAAATTCATATAGATTTGTATGAAGTTGTTTTCCTTGCTAGACTTCTATCAGAGGTTCCATTTGAGATCACTGATGGCATGAGAACAATAGAAGAACAAAGATACTACTACGAGACAGGCAAGAGCCAGACGATGAACTCTAAGCATCTGACAGGCCATGCAGTTGATGTAGTACCAATCCCTGTGACATGGGATAAAGAAGCCTTCCTGCCGATTGCAGAGGCTATGAAAGAGGCATCCGACATACTTGACATTCCGATAGTCTGGGGAGGTGACTGGCGTACCTTCAAGGACTACCCCCATTTCGAGTTAAAGGAGAGACCTGATGGTCATTGAGTTCTTGAGCATGGTAGGGGTGCCAATCATTGTTGCACTTCTATCTTCGGCTGGTATCTGGCGCTTCTTTCAAGCGAGGACCGAACAAGAGCATGAACGTAGATCGGAGTTCCGTAGGACATTGCAGGACCAGATTGATACCCTATCCGAACAAGTAGGGAAGTTGAACTACCAGAAAGAATCACTACTCCGAGAAATTGGCGAACTCCGTGAAGCCTTAGCAGAAGCCAAGACAACGATCTTGCACTTACAAGAGCTTCTTCGGAGACAGCCCTATGATAACAACTAGAATCCTTGCAGCCCTGTTCGTAGTCCTGTTCTCTCTGACCGCCTGTACCGGAATAGGCTTAGCCACAAAGGGCGCTACGCTCTTGGCTGATGCTACTGGTAACGCTCAGATTGAACAGGCTACAGAAATACTCACAGAGGTAGCAGGAGACGCAGTACCCCTAGCTGGTATCATAAACATCACTAATACGAATTGGGTTATGCTTGGCCTGTTGATCTTGGGTTGGATACTTCCATCTCCCGGTGAGATACTAAGGACCATCTTTAACCCGATAGGATGGCTAATCAAAACACTCCTAACTAAGAAATAAGGTTAGTCCAGACAAACTAAAACCCCCGCAGGTTGATTCCTACGGGGGTTCTTTTATGCCTAGATTTTGGAGTATCTAGAACTTAAGGCCGAATCCAGCAGTGATACGACGCTCAGTGCTTTCAAACTGGTCATCATAGCCCCAGCTTACACGACCATCTAGGTAGACATTCTCAGCAAGGTCTAGCTTGTAGCCAGCGCCTACTTCGCCACCATCCCACTCTAGAGACCAGCCATCGACCCCTACACCAGTATTGGCAAAGACGTACTCACCGCCAATGATACCCGGCTTGAGTGCGACCTCAAGGTCACCTGTGACATCGCCCCATTCGTTGTTATCACCAAAGCCTACAAGGTCTCCACCGTCTTCTCCCCAACCGTAGTTAAGGCCGGGAGTGACGACAAACTTGCCAAACTCTACGTCTGTGTAAGCCCGTGCTTGAAAGTTGCCATCAGTAGAGCCAGAAAGCTCGCCATAGGCTGACAAAGCACCAGAGCCTACCCCTGTACCAACAGTCAAGGTAGTCTCTTCTTCAAAGTTAGTACCCAATTCGACGTAGGTGTTTCCTACAGACATCGGGGCCTCTTGTGCGGTTGCTGCACCAGCAGCCATGACAGAGACGGCAATCAGGAGATTCTTCATATATTCCTCTTATTATTTTTATGGGAGAGTGGGTAGGAGCCGAAGCTCCCTTCTGTTCCAAGGCCCCCCAGAGGCCCGTCCCTTACGCTGCTACGGCGAGGGAAGGTGCAACATAGTTGTTAGCACTTATCAAGGTTGGTTCTTACGGAACCACTCGGTTGCCTCATTGTAGCATCTAGCACCAGTCGATCCTAGTTCACCCCCATAGGAAGTTGGTGGAGGTGCGGGGTACTGCCCCCCGGTCCTGCTTACTGTCTTCTACAAATCAACGGCGAACGACTAGACCAGCTTCAAGGTTTTATGTCCCTTTGGGCTGGTCCCTGTTTCTGCGTATATCACAAGCTCATTAGACCAAGTGCCGGGGGTAATCTCTGATAGGTACTTCAGCAGGGTCTTCTTACGAACCCTGACAGGCACCCTCACAGCAGCGTTAAGGCTTACTGTGCCATACACCATATCAGCATCTTCTACGAGCTTAGTAAACTTCTTTAGCTTGTATGCCTTCATAACACTCCTAACTCAGTGTAGAACTCGTACACATCTTTGTTGTAGTTCATACCATACCTAAAGGCATCAATCAAGAGGTTCAGCCTGTCGCAGCCTTCCGTCTTAGCAAAGTTGTCTGCTATGATGAATGCCTCTTCAAAGAACATCAGTTGTGCCATCTCAAGGTCACTAGGAGAAACTACAGGGTTCTCACTGGTGACGATAGAGGACATGGCCCCAAGGTAGTCGATGGCCTTTTCCATCTGGACCACACCACACTTATTGTAGTCTGCTGCAATGATAGAAGCTATGTCACGAATATCTGCGATAGCTTTCTCTGTTGGGTCTGCTACAGCTACGGTGCTAAACAACAACCCAATAAGTGTGGCTACGATCCTCATAAGACTTCCTTACCCTCTAACCTGTTAATTTCCATCTCTGCATACCGCATAACCTTGCGTAGGTCAGTGATACGGGACTGAGTGTAGTCCTGATCCGGGTACATCTTATGCCCTGCTCGACAGGCGTACTTGACCATATTCCCAACCTCAAAGGACAGCCTGTTCTCCATGATAAATGTAATAGGTTCTATCTTGTACTGCGTGTAGTGGCTAGGTTTTACTACTACATCATCGCCAAGGTCTAGATTTTTTCCTGCATGAATATCGAAATCCACTGCTTGCATACTTCACTCCTAACTACGTCGTCAATCGTAAACTCAATAACTGGTACGTTCACAGCGTATCTCTGACTTAGCTCAACGATCTTTGCTAGACCATTGGCGTCCTTCAGATCAGACTGCTGAACGTCACCATTAAGAACGATCTTAGACCCTTCTGCCACCCGAGTCAACAACATCTTAATCTCATGGGTGGTGATGTTTTGAGCCTCATCTACAATGATAAAGCTATCCTCAAAGCTACGACCCCTCATCAGGGCTAGGGGGGCTATCTCGATATTCCCGTTCTTTAACGAGGTTTCGACAACACCCTTCCCCATCCACTGTTCCAGAACGTCTAGAGTTGGCATAGCCCAAGGGGTAGCCTTCTCTAGTACGTTGCCGGGGAGGAACCCTATTTCCTTGCCTACAGAGACATGCGGCCTAGTGATGACAATCTTTTCGATGCTCTTGTCAAGATACATCTGAGAGGCATAACTGGCCGCTATGTAGGTCTTACCCGTCCCCGCTGGTCCCAGCACTATCGTCTGTGGACTGGTCTTTAGTGCGTTTAGGTACAGCTTTTGCCGTTCCGTCTTTGGTTCCAGTGGTGGTCTTTTTGGCAGTTGAGGCTGATGGTTCTTCTTGGATGACTTCCGTCCAACCGTTTTCGTCATGTCGAATTAGCTTCGCTTCTTTAACAGGAATATGAAAGAACATTTCGCCCTTGCTAATCTTAGGGCCATAGGCTTCTTTGAGTTGGTCTAAGGTCAGTTGCTTCCCTCGGACGATCCAGCACTCTTGCACGTCACTACGAAATACGAAGAACGTGATCGTTGCGTGCTTCTGTAGGAGCCGTGCCTTCCGCCCCGGAATGCGGAGGTCTTTCCAGTCCGCTGGCCAACTCTCTTTCCAAGCGGTTTTAATCTCTGCTTCACTGTAGAAGGTCTCCCCATCCTTAGTTGATACTACATCAGCAAGGTAGTCTTCCTTTACCCGCTTGATATGATGGCCCTCTTGCTCAAGGTAGTCTACCAGAGCATCCTTGGCTTGGCCATCAAACTTGTCGTAGCGTTCTTTATCGAACTTAGCGTAGTTCTTTGTCATACTCTTGTAGCTCCTTATAGCCGCCTATATAATCTCCCTCATGGTTCCATATCTGAGGTACTGTGTCAAGCCCCGACCACTTCATCAGGTTCTTAATATACTGGTTCTCATACCGGGTAATGTCCACCTCTAGATAGGTCTTAGCAGAAAGCGTAAGCTCTTTCTTAGCGTTCTGACAGGCAGGACAGTTGGGCTGAGTGATGATAGTGTAGGGCATTAGTCGTTCTCCATAAGTGCTTTCCAAGAGATAGGAAACAGGTCAGTCATATACTCTGCAATCTGTATTGCTACCTCACGGGTCTCTGACTGACTGTCAGGTCCAAGTCGTAGCTTACACATATCAGCAAAGGCATCAAGGCTACCAGACCACCACCAGCTTGTCATCATGGACTGTGGCAACATCATACGAGCTTGCTCTGGTGCTACGCCATAGGCGGTCATGTACTCATACATATGCAGCACACGATCCATGATTTCTACATACTGCTGTTGTAGGAACTGCTGATGATCCCGCTCAAAAGCCTGACCAGAACCCTGCTTCTTATTGTCTGGTCGAGTACGCCAGAAGTCAGGGCTGTAGATGTCAGGCTCTTCATCAACGTACCTACGGCTCACCTCGTTCCAGCGTAGGAACTTATGCTTAACCAGTTGTCGGGCTACAAAGACAGGAGCATCCACCTTGAAGGTCACAAAGGCATGACCGAAGGGAGACGTATGCTCATGCTCTGCTAGGTAGTGGATCAGCTTTTCGTCTTTGGCAGAAAGGGCGTCGGACTCCTTAGAAAAGGAGACCCGAGCCGAGTTTACCGTCGTCAAATCACTGCCACAGTGATGCTTTAGAACTACGTTAATCATGCTGCTAACCTAATACAGTGGGCAATCCGACGAGCTACTTGAGGGACTACTGCGTTTCCAAGGGCTTTAATTCGGTGTGATTGGTCGGGTATCCCATCAGCCACTCTACCCACGTTGGGTTCAGTTTTCCAGACTTGTCTGAAACCACCATCGACAGGTTTACTTGTTTTCCTATCTTGATACGCCTCTGGACGCAAGGATTTCCCAAGTGTCCCCTGCTTATGTTGTCCCCCGCTTGAGGTGTAGGCCAGAATCCAGACCCGAAGTCTCTTGTGGGGAGCATCGACGGCGACAGCCGGAATAACAAACGGCCTTGTTTCGTAGCCGTCTTCTTCCAAGTTAGACAGCACCGTGTCGATCCCCAAATTGATGTGTCCAACAACATTCTCGAACACGCACCAAGAGGGCTTTCTTGACTGGACGATTTCCCGGATGTCGGGCCAAATATGCCGGGGGTCAGCTTCACCTCGCTTTTCACCGGACGTAGAGAAGGGCTGGCAAGGGTATCCTGCTGTGAGGATGTCAAACTCAGGGAGAGTTGTTGTGTCATTTGCTATCTCCTTTACATCACCGTAATTAGGGACACTAGGCCAGTTCTTCTTCAAGACCTGAGAACAGTAAGGGTCCACTTCCGCAAACCCCACTGTTTCAAATCCCTCACTCTCAAAGGCAAGAGAGAAGCCCCCTATGCCTGAACACAAATCTAAGTGTCTCATGTAATGTCCACAATCTCGCAGCTATCTGCTGAACAAGCCATAGTCTGCATTCCAGAAGTATTATCCTCTAGTTCGTACAGGGCTAGGCCAGACCAGTCAATAGACTTTGGCATCTTTTCTGCAAGTTCTTCGTACTCTTCTTGGCTACACTCTTGATAAGGAGCTTGCTGGTAAGTGTGGTCAGAGTGTGGTAAGAAAGACACACCAGACATTTCGTCAAAATACTTGTAGACGAATGCACCAACCTCTAGCCATTCCTCATCACGAACTGTGATGGTCACAGAAGGCTTATGCTCACACCAGTGACGTTGGTACATCAACCAAGTCTCTAGCTGCTCTACGGCTGTCATTACGTTGCGAGTAACACAGTTATCAGGGGCCTGTACCGGGAAGCTGAAGACTACAGTGCTGTCTGGCTTCATCACACAAGGCTCACAGGGGATACCTTGGGCCTTCATAAAGTCAGTCAGAGGGTCTTTGATGTCGCCCCTTACAGTACGGATGTAGTATTCAGAATGCCGAGCATGGATACCGCTGGCAGAATCAACCAACTGAGACACCGTCCCAGACGGTTTAACACAGGTGATGGCTGCTGACTGAGGGATACCAAGACGGTCGGCCCACTCTGCGTTAGTGCTAACAGCGACACTTCGTAGATGTTCAAGGGTCTTCTCCAAGCCAGCATTCTCACTGGTCATCAAAGGGTTATCCATAATTCCCGTGAGGGAAACACCAAGCAAACGCTCTGCTTCTGTGTTGTCCTTCCAGACCTTACGAAGGTATGGGAACTCAGTGTAGGTGGCTTGGATGGTGCCAAGGATCGTAGCCAGACGTACCTTCTCAGAGAGGGTGTCGATGTTATCTGTGGCTCGTACCACAACCTCTGTGAGGTTACAGAACTGATACGGGCGCAAGATGATCTCTGAGCATGGATTGGTGCCAAATTCCCACTCTGGGTCTCGACGGCCATTCTTAGCTGCTTGCTCCTTAGAAGCCACACGGTTGAAGATGCCACGCTCACCGGACTTGGACTCGATAAGGGAAGCCCACTCCTTCATAAACAACTCTACATCTGGCTTCTCAGTGTAAGCCACAGAATTGTTAGCCAAGGCACGTTGACCTTCATTGTCCCACCAGTTGCCAGACTTAGCATTGCGCATACGATCATCAGACAGGTTAGACAGGCTAATCATAGCAGAGCGACGTACACCGCCTACCACTACAACCTGACCAATCTTACACATCAAATCGTGACACTCAAGGGAAGTCAGCTTACGGCCCTGTGCCTTCTTGAAGATAGCAACAGCGAAGTTAAACAGGTCGATCAAAGGTGCAGGACCACTGGCACGTCCACCAAAGGTCTTGAGTCTAGCACCAGCAGGACGTACCTTAGAGGTATCCCACTTGGGGATTTCACCAGCCCATAGCAGTGACAGTACCTGACGCAGGGACTTGGCCCAACCCTCTTTGCTGTCCTTGACTACTACGGTAGTCTCGCTGTCGAACAGGGTATCTGGAACCTCTGGCAGCTTGGAGATGTACTGACGCTCCACAGAGAAGCCTACACCAGTGCCACAGAGCAGGATGAACATAGCCTCATCGAAGCTCTTAGGATCGTCTACCGGGAGATAGCTACAGTTGTAACCAGAGGTGTTGTCACGGTGCAAGGCAGGACCAGCAGTCATCATAGCACGCATAGACGGCATGACTTCCAGACCTAAGATAGCAGAGGAGAGTTTGCTTGCTTCCTCTTCTCCGACACTCAGGCCTACAACATTCTCCATGTAGCGGTCTACAGTCTCAGACCAATCTTCACGACGGTTCTCAGACTCAAGCCAACGAGCATAGCGAGACTTGGCAATAAACTGTTGGTAGGGGGTGGGTAGTTGATTACTCATCGAACAAATCATCCAGCTTTGGTGGTTGGTAGTTAGGGCCTTTTAGCACTTTGCCATCGTCCCTGTAAAGAGGTTTTCCATCAGGCCCCAGCTTAGACATGTTACTGTCATGCACTCGGTTGAAGGCTACATCTAGTGGCAGACCAAAGGCTACTGCTGTTCCATGCACTACATACAGCAGGTCAGCTAACTCTTTGGTGAGTGCTACTTTGTTGATGACAGGCCGTAGTAGCTCTTGTGTGACCTCTTTGGCCTCTTCCATAATAAGGCTTTGTCGTAGCATGGCCGTCTCTACGTCTGGCTCTTGATCGTAGACTTGATCCATAGCCTTAGTAAAGGCTGACACAAGCTCCTGCTTGGTGACGTGTTTAATCATTCGTCTTCCTGTTCTGCTCCAAAGATTGACATAAGGCCAATCACCAGACCCAGCATAAGGTTAGAGATAGCAATGGTCAATCCTAAAACCACACCAGTACCTACGATAATGAAGGGGGACATAAGGCCCACCAACACCGCCATGTTAATCATCTGCTCCATGCTCATCCCCATATTGCTCCAAGTCGATAAAGCCAAGCTCCTCTAGAACCTCTAGAGCCTCAACAATGGTAATACTGCTGTCTGCTAAAATCTGTCTTAATCCGTACTGACTTAGCAGCTTACTAATGTATTGTTTGTCCATCCGCTCCTGCCGCCTCCATAATCGCATCGACGTAATCCTCGTCCAAAATAACGTGGGATATGTAAACCCCCATGTCAATGTCAAGACGGGCTTGTGGCGAATTGACGTAATCCACACAGTCTCCATAACTACCACCCCAGAGTTCTACCCAGCCGCCAGCGGATTCTTCATCCATTCGTCCGTAGACGAAGTAAATCATTTCTTCTGACATAGCTCTAGGTAATGCTCCATGCTGATAACCGCCAACCAAGGCTTTCTATCTCCCCGAAGGAAGACTACAGGTTCATGCTTGCCGTCCTGCTTGGCTTGGTCAACGTAGTTATAAAGTGTTGCGAAGTCTTTTCGTCTCTTGACTTCTACCGATATTGGTAAACTCTTACGGGCTAGGGGGGACAACTGAATGTCCTCCCCGTTCTGTCCCATAGCTGTGGACCTGACATCATCAGGCTCTAAGTGGGGAAAGGTCTTAAGGATAGCATCTCGGACTTCTTGTTGTCCTAGCCGTCCCTTGGCCTTGGAAGACCTAGCGTTTGCCATCTGGCGGCTCCCATAGTTCCTCTGGCTGTCGCCTTAGCCAGAGAAGTCTTCCGTTCTCTACTACCCTATCCCGGTCGCCATAGTAGGCTTCTAGGCAGCGTTCGTAGAGGTCTTGCTCGCTCTCGCACCCTTTAAGAATGACTTCGGCCCTCTGTGGACCTATGCCATCAATACCCTTGATGTTGTCAGCATTATCGCCCATCAAGATTTGCTGGTAGAAGAAGTGCAGACCCTCAAACTCTTCGACAAACTTCCACTGACGTTTAACGAAGTTGTAATGCCAACAGTTCAACTGTAGCATGTCCTTGTCGATTGATGCCACACAAGAGGTAGGGCCTTCCTGTGTAACAGCCATTGAGATTAAGTCGTCTGCCTCTTCCCCTTCCGATACGATTGCATTCCACCTATCTTCCATATGCAGCCGTAGTTCCGGCAGTAAAACAGGTTTTGGCTTGCCTGATCTGTTGGCTTTATATGGCGCAGCTTTTGCAATATCGTATCGGAAGTTTCCCCGACCCGTCAAGTAGACCTTGAAACATCCGGGGCCGGGAAAATCCATTGCGGTATGGATGATGTCTTCGATCATCCCATCGACGTTGGCAGCAGCAGTCTGGAAGTCGTAACCCCTAGAGTCTGCTGATGCTGCCATGCGATACGCAACTATATCGCCGTCGATAAAGGTCTTCGAGATATTCCTACCGGGAGTCATCGGAGGAATAAGAGTTGCCACTACCTGCTGTGGCTTGAAGGGCTTCAAGGTAGCTGAAGCCCATTGCTTGCATTGCCTCAAGGAAGAAGCGGAGAGTGTCGTGGACATATTCTCCGATGTCGCTCTGCTCTAGGGTAAGAACCTGATCGACACCATCTTCCTCAAGGTCACGGGTGACTGTGACTTTGAGTTGCATCAGAAGTTGTCCCCGCTGACACCAACCTCGTAAGGCTCATGTTCGAGAATAGCAACCTTCTCAAGAGTGTCGATGACTGCACGGCCTTCGTAGACCTTTACCAACGCCTTGACACGGGTGCCATTACCCAAAGCACCATCCTCAGTGAATGACCACTCAGAGGCACCATTAGGGTCTGTGGTACGGTTAAGCACCTTCGGTGGACCCATCTCTACGCCCTTGCTACCATCTTCATTGGGCAGGTTTGGGTTGTAGACTGGACGCTTCAGCTTGACATACTTGCCAGAGCCGTAGCTTGGGTTGCCTTCCTTGATGGTTTTCCATTGGCCCTTAGCTTCTGGGAAACCTTGGTTGATGAACTCCTCGATATTGTCAGGGTAGAAGTTCATGTTGTACTGACCACGGGTGGCTTCATGGTATTCCATGTTGTCATCAAAGTTGTCAGAGAAGATGCGAGCGTACTCTACAGTACCTTCCGCAGTGATGTTCTTTGTCTTAGCCATAGTCGGGTCTCCTTATTCTGGCTGTACCTATATATAAGCCCTAAGTGAGCCTAAAGTAAAGTGGGGGCTAGTGGATTTCTGCGTAGTTTGTGCCGAATTGTGCATCTACACCCAATGGCACGTTGAGTTTTAGCTTGTCGTTAAGAGTTGCAATAGCTTTCTCCATCAGCAGCTTTGTCTGCTCTTGTCGCCCATCTGCTACAAGTGCAATGATTTCGTCGTGGAACTGCCCGATAGTCTGGACACCATTACGTCTACAGAG